CCTGTGTGAACTTGATCCAGTCGAGTGCTGCTCTGATATTCCACTGCCGGTTAGAGATCATTTTTACGACACTCTCCAGATAGCTCACAACTTCTTCTTGGAGTGTAATCTTTGCACTCAGCTTGATCATTTCCTCATCAGATTCAACAAAGCGATCTACTTCGGTCTTGAGGATTACCAGATCAAACGGTTCCCAGCCGTACCTGTCGAGATCTTCTTGTGACATTTTACCTGTATAGTATAGCCACTTATTGCGTCTCTTGACTTTCTTCTCAGATAGAACATGTTCCAACTTCAGCTTTTCTTTGCTGTGGAGGATTAGATACTTGTTATGGATTTGTGGGGTTCTGAGTGACTCGGTATCGAGTTCTGTTTTGTCAATCTCTAGGTCTTTATTCACCATCTCATAAAGTTCATTAAGTATCATTCATTCCTCATTCTATTGAATATGAAGTATAAGAAAATGTGGCTGTCGCAATCACAGGTTCTGTGTCTACAACCACGGAGGAGAATTGAATTCCACTGATCCCAACTGGGAACATGTCCTTGAACACAACTCTCCTTATAGGATTATACGATCCATCCATGATTTGTAAAGTGGCATCTTTGAAAATATTACTGTTTCCATTCCATTCACCCGGAACGTCTTCTGCCGTACTACAAGTCCTCATCCAGTTATAGACTTCTATCCAGTTTTCCATCTTTTCATCTACGAGGAATGAGATTGACATATTCTCATAGGAGTATCTACCAACTGGCATTCTAATGGGAACACCTAACTGTGCAACAGGTAACTCAAGTGGCGATATCGTTAATGAGGGTAAATTTACAGATTGTGAAAAATACTCCACATTTGGAATTTCCGGGAATTCTAACTTAAAAAAGTTTGTTGCTAGGTAGTTATTTGTTGGTGGTTGTGACATACTAAAGTATTTATAAAAAAACAACGAGGGTCCGAAGACCCTCGCTGCTTATTTCAATTAGAACTACTCTAAGATCAGTTGCTACCGTTACCGTGAAGGTTGCGGATTGCGAAGAGACGGTAGTAGAGGTTAAGTCCGGGAGTACCGTCGAAGACGCCACCCGATCCATCCTGACGAGCGAATGGGTTGTTGACCATACCATACCGAGTCTTAAAGCCAATCTTAGGCTGGAAGGTGTCTTGACCAACCGCACGTACCATCTGGAGGGGAACGTAGGGGCAGTAGAACAGACCAGCGTCATATGGGCTAGTACCCTTATAACCGACACAGCAGAAGTTGGGAGCACCAACAGCGGCGTATGGGTCAATGTAGACTCTCATCTTACCGTTGAGAACACCAGCGAAGGTGTTACCAGTGTCATCAACATCCAACTGGTTGTTGAGGGCAGGTGAGATGTTAAGGAATCCACCCATTGCAAGAGCACTTGCGACATCTGACGAGCAGATGATGAAGTTACCCTTACCGCGGCGAGTGTTCTTAGCGATTACGTTAGCTTCACGTTCGATCTGGAACATGAGACCACGGAAACGCTCTGCACTCCATCGACCGTCAGAGTCGGTCTGAAGGTCATAGATACCACCAATACTATTGGTGTTTAGTGCTCCATTAAGGTCACTATCAGTAGCACCTAACTGCGCGTTGTAGTAGATGGTACGGACGAGTTCGCGGTTGATTTCAGAGAGGATTTCAGTGCTAAGAATGTTAGCAAGTTCGGTCTCTGCATCAAGTCCGTGAACAGCCTTGAGATCCTGAGCAAGCTCAGTAGTGTACTCAGCTTTGAGTGCTCTGGAACGTGCTTCAACAGCGACACGATCAATGTTGAATGCCATCTGCTGGAAGTTATCACTGTCTCCACCCTGACCGAGAGCTTCGGCAGTACCGGTGAGCATTGCACGGAAGTTCTGATCGAAAAGAGCAGCACCACGAGGGTCAGCGGCGTTGCTGGTAACACCATCAGCAAGACCACTTGGACTTACACCACCAGTAGCACTAAACGCTGCGCCACCTGCTTGATCTGTGGTAGCGTCTAAACTAGCACCCGAGAACTTAGCAAATGCTTCTTGGAATAGAGCTTCAGAACCAGCACCACCAGAACCGACACCAGAGGAGCCGTCTGCGTTGAGTGTGTTCTGCTGAGTGTAACGAGCACGCATCGCGAAGATGAGTCCAGTAGGAGCACTCATTGGCTGAACGCCAGCGATGTCGTAAGCCATTAGGTTAGGCATAGCACGACGGACGAGGCTGATTAGAACGGGGTCATAACCAGCAAGGTTACCGGCTGCACCGATCTGTGGGTTATCAAAGTTACCACCCATTGCGTTGTTGGGGGCTTCCTGTAGGTACTGCTCACGAAGAGCTTTTTCTTGGTTTTCAAGAAGCTGGGCAGTGACCTTCTTCTTGTATGAGTCTTCAATCTGGGGAAGTGCTTCGTGCTCTAAGAGGGGATCCCACTTTTCGCAGAGAGCATCCATTGGGGCTTGGTTATTAAAATCCATTTTAGATTTCTCCTGTTAAGGTTTTAGTTTAGTTTAAAAAAAGTTAATATAAATTTAGTGCTTTCTCTTGTGGAAGCTAAGGGTATCCATGTATCGATCCATTGCGCTTCCATTTGAGATTTTTTGGTTTGTTGTTTCTTCAATAAGTTCAACTGGTTCAGCTACTGGAGTGCTGTGCTCAAAATATGCTTCGTGAAGTTGTGACAACTTGTTGTTAAAACTCCTTGAATCTTCGAATGAGATTGCTTCCGCAAGAGCAGCAAACTTTTCAACTTCAGTATCAGCAAGACCCTGAGTATAATGTGCAAAAAGCTGAGCCTTTGTAGTTTCATTGAGTTGAGACTTAAGGTTTACGTTAGCTTCAAGCTGTGCATTAAGGTCTTCCTGAAGCTGTTCGTTGGACTCAAAGAGTTCATCGAGAACATCATAGCGTTCGTCGGGAACGTTGATGTAGTGAGCTTCGAAAAGGCTCTTAAGACCAGTGATGAATGATTCGGCAACATCGGTCTTGATTCCACGTTCAAGAGAGAGATGGTTCTTTTCGATCCACTCTTCAACAACGTAATTAAGGTAGTCATCGAGCTTTTCAGCAAGGTTTCCAACGACCTCTTCAAGTTGTTCAGTAAGAACGTTTCTATAAGACTCATCTAGCTGTGTAGCAAGATCATTAATCTTAGTGTTTACTGCTGCTTCAAAAACAGTCCCTGCACGGGACATAAAGTCTTCTGATAGATCCTGACCATCAAACATGATAGCAAGATTCTCTGCAACTTCCTCTGCACCCATCTGGGGAACAAAGACGGTTCCAGGCTCATAAGCAAGAGCCTTTGCTCCAACAGATGCCTGATTTGCCTGTGCTATTCCATCGGGAATAACCTCGGTTCCAGCAACCGTTTGACCTCTACCAGACGCATCACGAGAACCCCGACCCGAGGTGTCATAGTCTGCCGATCCAGTATTCTGAGAAGCATTACCTGCGTTAGCAGTCATTTCTTCTTCCTCGTATCGTGTATCTTCCATTTAAAAGCTCCTTTATAGCCTATTCTTGGTATTTATATAAGTTTAAAGTCTAGAGAGGAAATCTTTAAATGCATTCAGGGAGGCTTCCTCTAAGTTCCTTCGAGATGCTTGTTTAATCTGCTTTTCGTACTGCGCGATCTGTTGTTCGCGGAGTAAACCATTGTCCCAAACCCACTCCTTACCTTCAAGGATACCATTAACAAAAGCATCAGGAGCAGAGGGGTCTGCTACAATATCAACCGCAGAGAGAATAAAGTCGTTCTGGACTTCATTGACCCCACTGCTGTTCTTTTTGAGTGATCCCATTCCACGAGAAGACACGCCTAGTTTGGCTCCTTCGTCGATGAGACTCTTGACGATTTTACCCATAGGAGTATCAAGAACTTTTGCCTTACCGACGAAATTGTTTCCGTCAGTATTGAGTTCCTTGATAATATGAGAAACCTTGTCAAGGTTTACAGTAGGACCAGATGGGTGGTTGAGTTCACCCATTGCACGGTTCTGATTAACATATTGTTCGCGATACGTATCCACTGCTGGATTGATGTGTCGTGTAGGATAAACTCTACCGTTTCGGTTCTTCTGTTCGGCTTGCATAAAGACACCTTCAATGTAGTAGTGCTTGGTGTCACCTTTTTTCTCTACGAGGCACTCAACGTCCTCTACCATTTCTGTTATTAGCTTCATGTCTTTATACCTTTCAATTTGGTTTAATTAGGAGGGGAAGTTGGCGCCCCATAGCGTGGCGGCCTGTCCACCAAGAACGTACTGAATTTGACCAAATGCATCTCCGTAGCTAGTCCATCCCATAGCTTCCCAAATCGCACCACCGGGGTACATGGAATCCGAGTTGGGGGATATACCGTCAGCAAGTCTAACTAACTGGGAATCAGAGCCGGACAGACTGGTGTTCTGTGGTGGGCCGTCATCCTCCGGAGGTTCTGGTAATCCCGGTCCTGAACCCATACCAGTACCCTTTGCTGGAGCATTGCCAGGTTTAAATGCGGCAGCTCCTACAGGAGCGCCACCGACAGCGTTACCGCCACCTTCAGCAGCTTCAAACATATCTGGAGCTACTTCTTTGTACTGTTCTCTAATAGCAACAGAGAGAATATCATTGAGATATCCTTCGGTTGCTTTCTTTGCATCAATTAGATTTTCATCTAAGATGTGTCTGATTATGTCTAGGCTCTGGTTCATCGGGTATACCTTTCGTTAAATTTTAGGCAAAATTCAATCGTATTATGAAAATTTGCTCGTGATTCGACTAATCGGTTAATTAGACGAACTTGGTTTGTTTCGTTAAGATTATCAAAAACTAAAAGAACTTTTCTACTTTCATCGGGTTTTAACATCGAATCTTTACCGTCTTTAAGAATTATAGAAATGTTACTATTCTGCTTATCACACTCTCGTAACACATGAATAACTTCATAATCAGGCTTTACATTATTTAGATTTTCTTCGTGCTCAAAAATTTGTTTAGTGGTTTCAAAAACGATATTTTGCTTCTTTTCGTTTATTTTCTTTTCAAGAATATCATCAAGAATATCTTTAAAATTATTCTCATCTTCTTCTATGAAGCTTTTTATAAGATTTATCGTACTCATCCTTGAAGTCCTTGTTCTGGTTGTGGTTCTGCTATTTCTCCAGAAGATCTTTCAATATTTATCTGATTTTCCATTTGTAGTATTTCAGAATCACTCATTCTTAGGATATTTCTCTTGACATATTCCTGTGAGAAATATACCCCAATAAGAGGTTGAATTTGTCCAAGCATTTGTAGACGATTTGTCAAGATCTCATTCTCTTTTAACTCTGTAAAATATGAGTCTCTATTGAAAATTATTTCAATATCAGGACTGATTTCATTCCAGTCATCTTCTGTTAAAATACCCTTCAGTATACACTGTGCCCTGAGTATGTGTAAAAAGATGTGTGAGAATCTAGTTCGAAGTCTTTCAATATACTTATTGAAGTTAACTTCGTCTCTGGTGATCTCTGCTGATCTACCCATATTGAAACCATTATCAGCTTGCATCCTAGTAATTGGCACATTAAGTGCTGTATATACCTT